GATTGGTGGAAAGAGTTACCTAAAACTTACGTGCCTAGGAATGGTTTTTTCCCAGTACCCACTATGCGTAAGTGTGCTGGGATTGTGGACTTGTACCAAAAAGGAGTTATGTTATCTGCTTGGTGCGATGCGGCGGTTGAGATAGGCAAGACGGGTACAGAAAATTATCGATGGCAGTTTTCAGACCCTAAACACAACGCGTCTATCCATGAGAAAGAACAGATAGGCACACACTTTAACTCAAAAGAATACGCACATTTAAAGCTGTCTTCGCCTTGGGCGTTTCGAGCAACCGATGCGACCCCTTTTGTATGGCAAGACCCAACTTGGAATACGCTATATAACTTTGACTATAAAGTGTTATCGGGGGTAACAGAGTTTAAGTACCAACATGTCACTAATGTGAACCTTATATTTAAACGCCGAGAAGAGACCTACACCAACTACATTAGATATAAGACTCCATTAGCGCATTTGATACCGTTAGCAGACGATAAAAAAATAAAACTTAAATACCATCAAGTATCCGAAAAAGAATTCGGTTCATTTTTTAACACAAGAATGACGTTTGATGGGCATTACAACGAGCTAAAAAAGAGAGGCTGTCCAGTATGATTGATAGACCGAAGATAATGATTGCGACCCCGATGTATGGGGGCATGTGTACAGGAGGTTACTCACTTAGTTTACTGGGTGCATGGAAAACGCTAACCCAACTGCAATGTGAAACCTACATAGCTACCCTTACTAACGAGAGCCTAATAACTCGTGGGCGTAATGACTTGGCTAGGATGTTCCTCGAACGTGACGCGGACTACTTGATGTTCATTGATGCAGACATAACGTTTCCTGCCGGAGCTATACCTGCGCTACTACTAGCAGAGAAAGATGTAGTGTGTGGCGTGTACTCAAAGAAAGAGATTGCATGGGACTCAGTAGCTAGAGCCGCGAGAGAAGGTAAAGATAACTTGGCTGACTACAGTGGTTCGTTTGTATTTAACATGATGGGCGCACAAGGGGATCATGCAGAAGTAGATGAGTCAGGTGTTATTGAGGTGCGACATGGTGGTACAGGCTTCATGCTAATCAAACGCAGTGTACTTGAGAAGCTGAAGGATCATGTGCCTACGTACAGACGGACATCCTTTAGAGACTCAGATGGTGAGTACATACACCCAATCACATACCAGTTCTTTGATACAAGCATTGATGGTACAGGTGCATTGTTATCTGAGGACTACCACTTCTGTGAGTTGTGGCGAAAGCATGGCGGGAAGATATACGCACATCCAAGTATTAAGCTAGACCATACAGGTACGCACGTATTTGGAGGAGACTTAATGAAATCAGGGGGGCAGTTACTATGACGGAAGAAGAAATGAACGGCAAAACAATTTACGATTCTTTAGAGAGTTCGGTAGGTACGTCCTGCGACCACACGGATATGCCAAAAGCTGATAGGAAACAAATCGGTGGGGATCACTACATGAATATGGGGCTACAGCCTTGGAAAGCTATGAAGTCTTGGATGTCTGAGGAAGAGTTCAAGGGCTTTCTTCGGGGCAATATCATCAAGTATGTTGCTCGATGCTGGGATAAAAATGGTGTTGAGGACTTAAACAAAGCCATGCACTACCTAGAGAAGCTAATTGAGGAGTCGGAAAAATAAGGTACATACTAAGTCCGCACAATGACATAAATATATGATATAACTAAATATGGTTAATAATCACAAGGTTAAGTATGTCAATTGCATGGTCGTATTCCTCTATCAAAACGTTTGAACAATGCCCAAAGAAGTATTACCACTTAAAAGTATTAAAAGATGTAAAAGATTCTGGTAACGAAGCAACAATATACGGGCAAGAAGTACATAAAGCCTGTGAAGATTATGTAAAAGATGGTGTTGAGATACCTGAGAAGTTTGCTTATGTGCGTAAAGTAGTAGAGCGCATAGCCCAACAAGAGGGTGAGAAGCATACAGAAATGAAGATGGGGCTTAAACGGGTTGGTGATGGGTATGAACCCTGTAAGTTTTTAGGTAAAGACGTTTGGTGGCGTGGTATTGCTGACGTAGTGGTAATAAATGGTAGTACAGCTTATTCGATTGACTATAAAACGAGCAAGAACGCAAGGTACGCGGATACTAAACAGTTAGATTTGGTTGCAGGTGGGTTGTTTGTACACTTCCCTCAACTAGATACAATCAAGTCTGCTCTGATATTTGTAGTAAGCGGGGATGTAATTAAGAAAAATCATTATAGAGAACATATGGATAAGTACTTAAATACATTTGAAGATAGCCTAGATAGGCTAGATAACGCAGAACAAAACGCCGTATGGAATGCAGTTACTGGCCCTCTATGTAGGTTCTGTCCCGTGGTATCATGTGAGCATAATACTAGATAAGGACACCGCCATGAGGAAAAAACGTGACTACAAAAAGGAATACAAGGACTATCAAGGCACTGAAGAACAAAAGAAGAACCGAGCAATGCGTAACAAAGCAAGACGTAAAGCCCTGAAGAACGGGTCAGTAAAGAAAGGCGACAACAAAGATGTAGCACATAACAAGGCTATATCTAAAGGTGGTACAAACAAAGACGGTACTAGGGTTACTAGCTCCAGTGCTAATCGTAGCTTTGATCGAAACTCTAAAAAGGGTTTAGTATCAGAGACTAGTCCAAGGGAGCGAAAACGGCGTGGAAATAATCAATGATAAAGCTTTATTAATACGCACAAGGCGTCCAGAGTTAGTAACAGAGCGAATTAAAAACAGCAAGGTAATAAGTCAGGAGGGGGATATTTTTAATATAGCGATCAAGTGGGGCTTTCAAGAGTCCCAAGAGTTGGCGAAGTTGCGCGTACAAAACGTGCCATCACCTATCAAAAGAGATTACGAGTGGACAGGTAAGTTTCAACCTTACAACCATCAACGTGATACGTCATCATTTTTAACACTTAACAAGAAAGCCTTTTGCTTTAACGAGCAAGGTACAGGTAAGACCGCATCGGTAATATGGAGCGCGGATTATCTTATGAAACTTGGGATTATTAAGCGAGTGCTAGTCATTTGCCCCCTATCAATTATGAAGTCTGCGTGGCAAGAGGACTTGTTTAAGTTTGCTATGCACCGTAGCTGTAGTGTGGCTCATGGTGCAGCTGATACACGTAAGAAAATAATTAACGCTGGGTCTGAGTTTGTCATCATTAACTTTGACGGTGTAGCTGTAGTCGAAGAAGAAATAAAGAAAGGTGGTTTTGATCTAATCGTTGTCGATGAAGCCAATGCCTACAAGAACCCACAAACCAATCGTTGGAAGATACTTAAACGAATAACTACTAAACCGGAATGGCTTTGGATGCTTACAGGTACGCCAGCGGCTCAATCACCCGTAGATGCTTTTGGCCTAGCTAAGTTAGTGAACCCTGACAAAACACCAAAATACTTTGGGCAGTTTAGAGATCAGGTGATGTACAAGATATCTCAGTTCAAGTGGATACCTAAATCAAACGCAAAAGATGTGGTGCATAAAGTATTGCAACCTGCTATACGTTTTGAGAAAGATCAGTGTCTAGACTTGCCAGACGTTACGTATGTGGAACGAGAAGCGCCACTAACTCCACAACAAAAGAAATACTACGCCAAACTTAAGAAACAAATGGTGATGGAAGCAGGAGGAGAACAAGTATCCGCTGTGAACGCCGCCACCAACCTAAACAAACTTTTACAGATATCAGGCGGTGCGGTTTATAGTGATAACAAAGAAGTAGTAGAGTTCGATGTGTCTAATAGGATAAAAGTAATTCTTGAAGCTATCGAAGAGTCATCACATAAAGTTCTTATCTTCGTGCCGTTCACGCACACCATAGAGTTATTAAAAGATCAACTAGAAAAGAACAACATAACTTGTGCCGTTATTAACGGTGCGGTGTCACTAAATAAAAGATCAGAAAGAATTACTAAGTTTCAAACTCAAGAAGACCCAAGAGTTTTAATTATTCAACCACAAGCCGCATCACACGGCTTAACTTTAACAGCTGCGAATACAATCATTTGGTATGCACCAGTTACTAGTGTAGAAACTTACCTACAGGCTAACGCACGTATTGACAGGCCGGGGCAAAAGAACGCTATGACTATTGTGCATATACAAGGGAGCGAGGTTGAAAACCGATTGTATTCAATGTTGCGTAACAAAATAGGGAATCACTCCCAAATCATTGATTTATATAGACAAGAAATATCAGAAGAATAGTTTGACATTGTTAAACTAGCTGGTATACTAGTTTATTCCTACGACACAAGGAGCTTGTATGAAATCGGTAATGACGCTCGAAGAGCGAAAACAATTTGACGCTAAAAACACTATAACAAACAAAGATATTTTACCTAAAAAGTATATTCGTTGTTTTAAGTTAGGTAGCCGCTTGTATGTACCAACGTACACCGCACCTAGTTTAGGTGGTGTTGAGTATGTTGGGCCAGAAAGCAACTCAGAAAACGGCTTTAGGTATTCTGAAACAGACTTATACGCGATGGGTGCTGTGCCTGTTAAAGAACTTTTATGGGTGAGGTCTTATTTAGATAAGGAGCAATTTAAATGAGCACAGAGATAGAGAAGTATGTAGCCGCGTACAGAAAGATACGCGATGTTATAAAAGAAAAAGAATTACAGTACAAAGAAGAAGTTGCTGATTTGAAAGAACAACAAGATATGATCGCAACCAAACTATTGGAGTTTTGTAATGAGTCAAACTTAGATAGCGTTAAGACTAAAGAAGGGACAATATCCCGAAGGGTGAGCACTAGGTATTGGACTAGTGATTGGGAGCAGATGCATCAGTTCATCAAAGATCACGATGCGATGTATTTGTTAGAGCCACGTATCCAGCAAACAAACATGAGGCAGTTTATCGAAGAAAATCCAGACAAGTTGCCGATTGGGTTGCAGTCAAATAGCGAGTACAAAATATCAGTACGAAAACCAACCAAACGATAAGGAGAAACCATGGGTAACGTTGCAATATTTAAAGATCAAAATGCGGCAGTAAGCACAAAGCGGGAGCTTAGTGAGCTATCTAAATCCCTTATGCAGAAGACTAGTGGTGGTACTACTAGACGTATACAGGCTAATACCAACGGTACTTTCAAACGTGTAGTGAACGGCGAAGTTATTGGTAACGCAGTGCGTGGTGAGATCAATGTAGTCATAGTTAATTTACTTGAAAAAGTATCACGCATTTACTACAAGGAAAAGTTTGACCCTAACAAAGAAGCGACACTACCTAACTGTTGGTCTAATTTAGGTGACAAACCAGAAGACGGGGCATCTGACAAGCAAAGTGCTTCATGTTTAACTTGCCCTCAAAATGTTAAAGGGTCTGGTCAGAACGGTGGTCGTGCTTGTAGGTATCAACGTAGGCTTGCTGTACTACTAGCAGGGGACACCAGTGGTGACGTATATCAACTCAACATACCTGCTAAATCTTTGTTTGGTAAGGGTGTAAATAACTCACATCCATTTGAGTCTTACGTAAAGTACTTACTAGCTAATGGCGAGTCTATTGATAATGTCGTTACTAACGTAGCGTTCGACGCAAATGCAGACACAATGGAGCTTGTATTTACACCAGTTCGCCACATTACTGACGAAGAATTTGAAGTAATGCAACGAGCGCAAGCTACCCCAGAGGCTAGCATGTATACCTCTATTACTGTAGCGCAAACCGATGGCGTTAAGAAGCTACCCAAGGAAGAGCCAAAGATTGAGCGTTCAGATGAACCAGAGGATGATTCCGTTGAAGAACCACAAGTTCGCCCTGCCAAGAAGAAGGAAGCTGCGCCAAAAGCTAAGAAAGATGTAGCTGACGTAGTTGACGACTGGCTTAGCGAATAATGAGTTACGGTTATAGCATACGTTTAGTAGAGTTAAATAAGGAAGCTGATCGTAAGCTAATAGGAGTTCGCCTTGGTAGACGGTGCATCAAAATAGGTGTGTCCGTCTCCGAGGTAGCTTCTCAACTAGGTGTTAGTAGGCAAACAATTTACAACTGGTTTGTGGGGGTTACTACACCTAGAGCTACGCAAGTAGAGCTTATAAAAAACTTTATTAATCAAAACAAATAAGAGAGCGAACATATGGACTTACTTAATACAGTACAGCCGTCCTCTGGGTGGTTTTGCGTATTAGGTATAAAAGGAAAGAGAGTAGATCAGCACCTCGTTGAAACTAGGAAGGAGGTAGACAAACTTGTAGAGGATTTTGTTGCTGATAATTGGGATGTATATTTTGGAGTCGCCAAGTTTGCAACTGATGCAAATAGAACCAAGGATAACGTCCACTTACTTAAATCTTTCTGGGTAGATATTGATTGTGGAGAAGCTAAAGCTGTAGTTAGTGAGGAGACTGGTAGACCTGATGGGTATATCGATCAAGCCACCGGACTAGAAGCACTTAAGGCTTTCTGTGAAAAGATAGGATTACCTGATCCGATTGTAGTTAACTCAGGGCGCGGTATACACGCATACTGGCCTGTAACTGAGGAGTTGACGCGAGAAGAATGGGAGCCTGTTGCACGCAGACTACGTGATCTTTGTTTGACTCATAACTTTTATATCGACCCAGTAGTGTTTGAACCCGCAAGGATTCTTAGAGTACCGGATACGTATAATTTTAAAGATGATCCACCTAATAAAGTAACTGTATTAGAAGAGGCTGAGCCGACATCTATAGCAGATATACGTAGCATATTAGGTGTAAAGGAAGGGGTAGAGTCCGCACCAAAGCGCGAGATGTCTGAGCTTAGCAAGTCCCTTATGGGTAACTACACATCTAGTTTTACTAAGATTATGGTGCGTAGTGTTAGCGAGAACGGATGTCAGCAGTTGCTTAGTGCGTACAAAGACCGTGCAAACCTAACGGAGCCTAGATGGTTTAATGCTTTGTCGATAGCAAAGTTTTGTAGTGATAAGGATAAGGCTATACACAAGCTATCAAAAGACCATCCAGACTACGACCCTACTACAACTGAGGAAAAGATTGAGCACATCAAAGGCCCACATGGTTGTGCGGAGTTTGAAAAGTCAAACCCAGGAGGTTGTGAAGGTTGCCAGTTTAAAGGAAAGATTAAGTCTCCCATATCACTAGGCAAGGAAGTAGAAGAGGCTAGTGAGGAAGACAACACTATAGTTATTGAAGGTTCGGATGGGGAAGAAGATGAGACGTATGTAATACCTAAATACCCCGATCCGTACTTTAGAGGTAAGAATGGTGATGTATATGTAACGCCACCCGAAGAAGATGCAGATCCAATACTAGTATATGAGCACGACTTGTATGTAGTAAAACGTATGTATGACCGTGATATAGGGGACATGATTGTAGTTAAAGTTCATTTACCCTCAGACGGCATAAGAGAGTTTGTAATTGAAAGTGCTTACATGTCTAAGTTAGCGGACTTGGCGTCTGTATTAGCTAAGAATGGTGTGATAACTGTAGGTAGAAAGAAAGCGGAAGCTATAGCGATGTACATAGCACACGCAACTAGGAACTTACAATATAAGAAAAGGGCAGAGATAATGAGGAAACAATTTGGCTGGGCTGACAGAGACAGCAAGTTTATTTTAGGAGACCGAGAGATAAGTGCAGATGGCGTCTACCATAGCCCCCCGTCAGATGTCACAAAAGAGATAGCACCACGCATACACACCGCAGGGACTTTTGAGAAGTGGAAAGAGATATGGAGTATGTATGGTAGGGAAGGTATGGAGCCAAAAGCGTTTGCGGCATTAAGTGCGTTTGGTTCTCCGCTGCTTAGGTTTACTGGGCAAAGCGGAGCGCTAATAAACTTAGTGCATGCTGATTCAGGAACAGGTAAGTCTACTGTTCTGTTTATGATTAATAGTGTTTACGGACATCCGAAAGATTTGTGCGGTACTCCTAAAGATACATCTAATTCGTTATACAAAAAACTAGGTATCTATAATCATTTATGTTTTACACAGGACGAGATTACTAACTTACCTGCAAAGATGTTTTCAGATTTTGCATATGGCGTGTCACAAGGTAAAGGCAAAGATCGTTTGACCGTCACTTCGCAACTTATGGAGAACAGCACTAGATGGCAATTGATTGGCGTAACGTCATCCAACGCTTCTTTCTATGACAAGTTGTCTATGCTAAAAGACGGAGCTAACGGCGAGTTGATGCGGGTACTAGAGTATCTAATAGAGCCTGACACAATCATAGGAGTTAAAGAAGGTAGACAAGCATTCGATAAAGATTTGATGGCTAACTATGGGCATGCGGGTGAGCCGTACTTTAAATACCTTGTAAGTAATTTCGAAGAAGTAAAAAAGACGGTTCAAGCTGTACAGGACAAGATGGACAAGGAGCTACAACTAAGTCAGAAAGAACGGTTCTGGTCAGCGGTTATTGCTGCGAATATAGCAGGGGGTATGATAGCCAGTAGAGCAGGTTTAATTGATTGGGATATGAAGCGCATTTATCAGTGGGCTTGTAGCATGATGCAGGACTTACGTATGGATGTAAAACCACCAGCTTCTAGTGGTATGTCTGTGCTCGGAGACTACTTAAATACATACATTAATAACACACTGGTAGTAGACGACGGAGTAGACCAACGTAGCAAGATGAAAGCGCTACCAAAGATGGAACCACGAGGAGAACTGCTTATTCGTGCGGAACCTGATACCAACCAAGTGTTTGTTACGCTTAAGCACTTTAAAAAGCACTGTGTAGAGCATCAAATAAACTACAAGGACTCACTTAAGTTGTTAGCGAAAGAAGGGGCTTATATTCGTACACTCAATAAACGTTTGTCAAAAGGCATGAAGATAACTACTCCTGCGGTAACTTGCTTACAGTTTGATATGGGAAATAGTGAGATAGTTAAAGACATCATGCAGCCAGAAGATGATAGTAGAGAAAGTACACTATGAAATTAACTGGGCTAAATTTAAACGGGGAACATCATTTTTTATACCCTGTTTGAACCCAGTGCAAGCCAAACGCACCATACTTGAAGTCACTAAGCGCTTGAAATATAAGGTTTTATTTAAGGTTGTTATTGAGGACGGGGTCAGGGGTTTACGTGTTTGGAAATTGTAAGTAGAATAGGTTTTGTTACA